AACTACTCTTTTAGGTTCAGATGAAAATGGCAATGAGATTGGCGAAGGTATGCTCGGTTCAAGGGCAGATATTGAAGATTTTTGTCATAAAGAACCAGTATTTACATATCAAGATAAATTAGTTGAAGTTTTAGACAGATTAAATATTACACTGTCTAGCTTTAATATAAATCAATCTGAAGAGGAAGGAGGAGACAAAGGTATGGACAAGTTTAATGAGCTTCTAGAAAAGTACGGCAAGACCGTTGAGGATATTACTTTTGAATTTGAAGGTCTTTCTGATGAAGAACTGGAGGCAAAATTTAAGGAAGCTTTCGAAGAAAGCGAGACTGAAGAGGTCGAAGTCGTTGAAGAGGTCGAAGAGGTTGTTGTTGAAAATTCCGACTCTGATGATGGTGATGAAGACCCCGTAGAAGAGAAATTTACTAAAACTTTCTCTGTTGAGCTGTCACACGAGGATATTCGTTATGCACTGTATAATCTTATTGGCATTTACGAAGAAGAAGATAACGAGTGGTATGGCATTTATTCCGTTTATGATTCTTACTTTGTTATGCAGGGATGGATTAATGGCAAATTCTATAAGCAAGGATATTCTGTTGATGGAGAGGACGTTTCTTTAAGTGGCGATAGGCAAGAAATGTTTATGATGCTGCTGAGCGAAAGTGAAAAGCTTGAGGTTGAAAGCATGCGCAAGGATTATTCTGCTTTAAAGGAATTTAAGGAGAATTATGAATCCGCACAGCTTAAGGCACAGAAGGATGAAATTCTTGCAAAAGAAGAGTACTCTTGTCTGGCAGAGGACGAGGCATTTAAGAAGCTGACTGCTGAGGCCGCAAATTATACTGTTGAAGAGCTGTCTACTAAGGCAGACCTGATATTTGCTGCATACGTCAAGTCTACTGGCGAATTTAGCAAGAAGTCTGAAAGCCCCACTTCAATGAAGTTTAGCGTTCAGACCGTAGATAATGTAAATGTAAAGCCTTATGGTAATTTATTTGATTAAGAAGGAAAACGACCTTTTTAATATATGTAATTAAAATAATAATAGGAGGATAATACTATGGCTCAAGATTTAATGAATAAGCACTGGGTTGCAGAGATCTCTCGTGTAGCTGCAGTGTATGGCGATGGCCACATTCTGTCCGGTGAAATGGATAAGGACAGAGACAACGGCGAGCTGGTTGCCGTTGGCGCATACAAAGAGGGAGAATATTACACCGTTGGTGCTTTTGATGGCACCCTGAATGCAAAGGTTATTGAGATTGTTTATAAGTCTAATCAGACTATGGTTCGTTTTGAACTGCAGGAGGATTGCGATGCTTATTTCGTGCACAATCCCGAGACTATGCCTAATGATTTTCTGAAGATTTATCAGGAAGTTTTCAATTACTACAATGCCGCTGGTTCCCGTGCAAGAATGTATCCTATGCAGAAGCATGACGTGTTTACTGTTTCCGTGGATGCTTTCGGTGGCACCGTTCCTACCGTTGGCCAGAGTGTGACTTGGGCAGACGCCACTGGTTACACTGCTGCTTAATGATATTTTTGAAAGGAGGAAATGAACTATGAATTTTATGAGATTTAATAGCACCGTTCAGGCTGCTTTTGATAACAATTCTGATAACTTTGCAAACTTCCAGAAGCTGCTGGTTGATGCTGCAAATAAGGAAGTTAAGGAGTATTCCGCTAAGGAAGCTAACGCTAAGATCGTTGAGAAGTTCCGCGCTGCTCTGGGTATCACCAAGGAAGATAAGCCCCAGCATGTGAGACGTGCTGTTCGCGCAAATCGTGACTTAGTTTTTGCCATTATTGAAGAGACTATCGAGGAAACTCTGATTACTGGTTGGATGGAGAATCCTTTCTTCATGCAGTTTGTTGATAGCCGTAACCTAGCTCTGGATGACGAGAACGACTTCTATGTCGAGGATGATTCTATTCTGAGCGTTTCTAAGGTTTCTGGAAACCATCATAACATTGTTGAATAATAGTGTTCGCGTAGAGTAATCTGCGTGTAAAATAACGCATTTAATTGCTGGAAATCCCTAAAGACATTAAAACCACAACGCAATACCGTTTTGGGTATAAACGTGACGGTTACGAAAGTAGAAAAAATTTAATGTATGGCATATGAGTAAAATCTAAGTGTTATAATAATGGGCAATCAGCAGCCAAGGCCGAAAGGCAAGGTTCAACGACTATCCTCGTTAAGAGGAGTAGGTGGGAAGCCCCACCGAAATGGTGCGCTCCACAATACAAAATTATTGTGGATGAAGATATAGTCTGCTCTCTTTGGAAACAAAGAGGAGGTTAAACCTCAACCGGGAGTAGCGACCCGATAAAATTATTTTTCCAAAATTTAAATTATAAAGAGATGATAGAATGCAACAATCTGGAATTTATTGCATTGAGAATTTGGTTAATCATAAAAAATATATTGGCCAAAGCAATGATATTGATTATAGATGGAAGAGACATAAATACGAATTAAATTGTGGTACTCATGATAATGACTACTTACAAAAATCATGGAATAAATATGGTGAAGGCAATTTTATTTTTTATATTCTTGAACTTTGTGAAATTGAGAAACTTGATGAACGTGAAGTTTATTATATAGATTTTTATGAAACCTTTTCTAATAGAGAAAAAGGATATAATCTTACGTCAGGTGGTCAATTAAATAAAAAATATTCTCAAGAAGTTTGTAATAAAATTAGCCAAGCATTACAAGGGCATAATGTATCTGAGAGTTCTCGAAAGAAAATTAGCGAGCATCATGCAGATGTTTCCGGAGAAAAGCATCCTATGTACGGCAAAAAACATTCTGAGGAGTCAAAAAATAAAATGCGCCTATCACAAATTGGCGTTAAGTCTCCAAGAAGAAATTTAAATCCGGTTTATTGTATAGAATTAGATGAAATTTTTGACGATGCAACCGCTGCATCAAAAATTTTAAATCTTGACTCTAGCGGGATTTTAAAATGTTGCCGTAAAGAAAGAAAAACTTGCGGTGGATATTCATGGACATTTGTATGATATATAAAATTGGAAAAATAATATAAGTTAAACATAAAGGGATTAGACAACGCTTAGGTGCCGGTAGACACTTCTCCGTTGCTGGCGAGTGGTACGGAATTAAAATTTACGCAGATTTCGAAAGAGTTCTGCTTGGTGCAGAGGATTGGGCTTCCTTCGTAACTAAGGTTACTGATGCTATCAATCGTTATCTGTACGATGCTCTGTATGCCTCTCTGAGAGGCGCAAAGGACAGCCTGGGTGCAAACTGGGTTAAGTCTGGTGCTCTTGAGACCGCTAACAAGGCCACTTTAGTTAAACTGTGTAGTGATATTTCTATGGCTACCGGTTCCGATGTTACCATTTTTGGTGCACGTTCTGCTCTGTCTTCTCTGTCTGCTATGGCAGATGTTAATTGGGCTCCCGAATCTGTTAAGGAAGAGTACTACCGCAATGGTGGCGTCCTGGGCGTTTGGGAAGGCATTAATGTTGCTGAGATCGGCCAGGGCCTGAAGCGCGGTGTTTCCATTAACAGTGCTTCCGTTGAGTATCAGCTTGACACCGATAGACTGTACATTATTCCTACCTCTGTCGCAAACAAGTTTATCAAACTTGTCAACTACGGTGAGACTCAGGTTTCTCAGGTTACCGATAAGGATACCAATAGAGATATGAGCCAGGAATACGAAGTGCTCTACAAGATGGGCATTAACGTTATTCTCACTACCGTATTTGGTGTTTGGGAAATCATCTAATTTAAAATTAAAGGATAAAAGGAGTTTAAATTATGGCAAATGCAAAAAAGAAGACAGTCGTAGAAGATGTAGTCGAAACTAATGAGGTTGTCGAAGAGGTTGTTAAGCCTAGAAAGGTTAACAAGCCTAAGCACGAACCTGCCGAGCAAATTTCTTGCAGAAGTGTTCGTTTCGGTGAATTAAGGCTAATTGGCCCAAAGACCCATATGGTCTATAGTTGGGCCAATGAGGGTGACTATAGAGACGTTGAATATCAAGATCTCTTATCCTGGAAAGCCCTGGGTTCTAGATATCTATTCGACCCAATGATTATCATCGAAGACGAAGAAATCGTTGAAGAGTGGAAGGCAGATTTAGGTGAGATTTATGAAAATCTAAATAGCGTAAATCTTAAGGAAATGTTTAAGCTTCCGCATAGACAGTTTGTTGCTCAGATCAAGAAGCTTCCTGATGGCATGAAGTCTACTGTTCAGAATATGGCATATACCATGATTCAGGATGGTACTCTATATGACCTTAGAACAATCAAGGCTATCGATGAAATTCTAGGAACTGAATTAAAGATGATGATTTAAGTAAGGAGGTTGGGTATAGATGACCTCTTACTCTGAAATCTATGATAGGGCTGCAAGAAAAATAACTGATTTTAATTTAGCAGATATGTCAGACGTAGATCTGGAAGATACTTTTCATGGATATCTTATCAGTTCTATTTCTCAATTCAGAAAATGTAAGAATGATCTATCGGATCGAGACGATGAACTAAGGCAATTTAATATAGATTTGTTAGATGTCGAAAAAGAGATTCTTGCAATTATGATGGTGAGACAATGGCTGCAACCTCAATTAAATTCAGTATTATTAACTGCACAAGTATTTAGCGACAAAGAGCAAAAATATTACTCACAGTCACAACATATTTCAGAGCTTCGAGCTCTTGACGAGTCTCTTAAATTTGAGGCCCAAAAGCTTTCTCGTGATTATACTTATAGTAGCGGGACATATTGGG